CCCCTCGTCATCAAGCTACATGGAGATTCTGGAGTAGGAAAATCTTCTTGTGCTGACTTGGTTATGGCTACCGCTAATAAGGCAGTAAACGTCCCTAGTACCGCAGAATATGTTGTCACATTAGATGAGAATGAGAAATATATGTCTACGTATCGTTCCTATGTCACCGGAATTAAACTGGATGACTACGGAAATTCTAAGGCCGAATTTTGGGAAACCGCACCGTCAGATTGGATCATTAAAATTTGTAACAATATTCGTCAGGCCGCAATTATGGCTGACCTTGCAAACAAAGGCAAGATCACCATTGAACCACGCACAATGACAATTACCACAAATGTTAAAGATTTACATGCTGGCAAAACCTCCAACAACCCTATGTCGATTCTACGCCGTTGCCATATCCACGCAACTGTGAAGGTTCGACCTGAATTCACTACCGACAACATGCTTGATTCATCCAAGGTTATTGAACGTTTTGGAAACTTGGACACCATCCGTGATATTTGGCTTATCGATGTTGAGAAGCCAATTGGAGATGGACCAGGAAAACAGAATTTCAGTAGCTGGCAGATGGTCAAAGCTAATCTCGATATCTTTGAATTCCTTGATTACGTCGCCGACATGGCAGTTCGTCACGACGCACAACAAACTAGCATCGTAGATGCATTCAAGGAACCCGCAAACTTGATTACCATTTGTCCCACTTGCAAGCACTTAGAACAGAAGTGTTCTTGCAACTATGAACCTCACTTTGGAGAGCGCATTGCTACAGTACTTTCAAAGCAATTCGCTTCCACATCACTTGAAGTCCGTAAGATGAAACTTCAGGCAGAGACGAGCATCGAAGAGTTTTCCGTCAAAGCACTACTTGCCGGATTCAACTATTTTTATGAATCGCCTTATGCCCAGTGGACCTCTTATTTGCCAGAAAAGTGGATGTCTAATGACCTTGTGAAATTGGGCATTCTTTATGCTGGATCGGACTGGATTGGTCAGGAAGTATCAGATTATTCAAGACGCTACACAGCACTCACCATTATCTTGACACTCTTTACTTTCTGTATCAACTTGGAATTATCAGTTTTGGTCTTTTCCATGTGCACACTCTTTTTTATGCTTTGCTACGCAGGTGTTGTAGAAGCTAAGAAGAGCGCATATTTGGAGGAGATTCATAAACGTCGAGGAGTATTACCTGAATTGTTCAAGACCGTTCGTGATAAGCACGTTGAATACGCGTGCGGTCTATTTGCATCACTTTCCTTATTATATGGAATCGCTCAAGTCGTTAAGGCTTTGCGCGTGACTATGGATATGCAGGGATCTTTAAAACCGACTTCTGTATCGGAAATTAAGGCAAGAGATGAAACCTCAAACCCCTGGGAAGCAACCACACCCGTTGCTCCTGATTCCCCAAAGTACTTTGCCACTAACCAAATGGCACGAGAACGAGTGGGAAAGTCGTTAGGACAGATTGTCATTGGAAACCAGTTTTCTGGCGCTTTAGCCATCACCACAAATATTTTGGCTATTCCATACCATTTTTTACCACCTAGCACTACGACTGCCTCATTCAATCTCAACGGACGAATTATCAAATTTATCATCAACCCAGAACTTGCAGTACGCGTCAATGATGCTGACATGGCATTGATTTATGTGCCTAACACAGGACCATTGCGCAACATTACTAAGTTCTTCAACTCATCACACATTACGAACCCCACTGTCGCAACTATGGTTGGTCTGGATAAGGACAGACAACTATTTGATTCCCGCATTTTGTGGCAGTTTACTTCCGGTGTATCGAACGGTCCCCATGTATTTAATGGAGCCTATTACACTTTAACCGGAATGAAGACATTTGCAGGAATGTGTATGTCACCGATTATTTCCGAAACAAGTCGTAAGACTATTTTGGGAGTACATATTGGTGGTGTCACAGGAACTGCAAGAGGATGTGGAATGGCCATCCTTGAAACAGATCTTACATTCGCAATCGAAAGACTTTATCAGAAGAGCAAGACTTTTGTGCGCGGACCTCAAGCTTCAGAGATTCCCGATGAAGTAGCAGGGATTAAGATCGCCAAGAATTCTAGCGTCCATCCGAAGAGCCCCGTCAATTGGCTTGAGGAAGATGCTGCTGTTGAAGTGTATGGATCTATTCACAATCCTAATCACGGATACAAGTCAGCCGTTATTCAGACTCCAATTTCACCTATTGTTGAAGAGGTGTGCGGAGTGCCCAATTTGCATGGTCCACCCAAATTTGAGGATCCTATCGTGAGAGAGGATGGACATGTTGACAAGCAGACTTGGAAGCCATGGTATGCATCTATTGCTACCTGCTCTCAACCTTCTATTGGGTTTGACGCAAAGAATGTTGAATGGGCCATGAACGATTATCTCATGGAGCTCAAAGATGACTTCGA